CGCGTACACGTCCGCAATGGTGAATACGTCACCCGCATTGACTGTCTTGGTCGTGCCGAGACCGTCCATGTGGATAGTCTGCGTCATCGTATCCTTGACCGATGAATAAGTCGTGGTCGAGGTCGTGAGAGTCTGGTCAACCGCCGCGTTGGTGCGCGTGCCGGCCGTATGCGTGAGGATGTTCTGCGACATGTACGTGTCCACGCCGCCGATTTTGCCCAATGAGCCCTCACGGTACGCGCCCTTGGCTGCATCCTGGATATACAACCCAGTCTGATTGCCAAGCAGGCCCCAGTGATCACCCGGTGACAAAACGGCCGACCGACTGTCACGAGGGACAGCAAGCTTGTCCATCAGCTCAGGAGCCTTTGCGAAGTCCTTGTAGGAATCCACAACCTGACCAGAAGTGCCGGCCCAGTTCGGAACCTGCTTGTAAAGCCCGGCCAAGAAGGTATCGACCGAGTTGGCAAGCTGGATCATCGCAGGTTTGATGACGCGCTCGCCAAGCTCACCGATCTTCAAAGTGAGGTCTTGCGAAGTGAACTCGAAGTCAACGCCGCGCCGCTGATCAACAGTCAGCGCCACCTTGCCTTCGGTCACGTCCTGCGCCGCCATCGTGGCGGTCGTACGCACGGTGAAGTCGGTCGGCCGGCGGATCGAGATCGTCTCACCAACCGTGTAGCCGTTCACCTTCTTGTCGAACTCATTCTCGTAGCCGCGAAACACTTGCTTCGCGAACACGAGATTGTTGTCGAGGTGCATCAACGCTTCTTTCGCGATGATGTCAGCCGTCAGAGTCGTATTGGTAGCCATTAACGTGGTCCTTCTGGCGGGCGCTATGGCCCGCGCGGGGATCGCGCGTCGTCACGACGGGCAATCAGATTTTCAGGAAGCCGCTATCCTCCCCACCCGGCTTTCCGCTTGGCGATGTAGTCATCCATCGAACTTCTCGATGCATCGAAACTGCCAGCGGAACCGCCTTTGAGTGGAGAGACTGGCGGCGGTGCACTCGTGCGCGTCTTGGCAGACGGTTGAGACAAACGAGCCTCTATGCGGCCGATCTCGCGGGCGGCTTCCCGCTCGCTCATGCCGTTCAAGCGCTCCAGACGATCCGGGTTCTTCGCAAGGTGATAGACAAGGTGTCCGCTCTTGGAGCTTTCCTTGACCAGGCTTTCGACGACGGGACTGATCTTGACGCCACGCATGGAAGCCATCGTTTCGTCCCAGTCTTTGACCTGGGAGCGAAACTCCTGAACGCGCTCAAGATGATCAGTGTCGATCTCGGCTTGCGCATGCTGATGCGCTGCACGAGATTCCTCGATCTTCTCCCGAACACGATCTTCGGCAACGGCCTTGCGTGTTTCATAGGCACTCAACGCGCGGTCATACGCGAGGAAGTCGCCTTTGAAGTCCTCCTCCTTTGGAGGATCGCCAATGCGCTGGCGCACAAGCGAGGCGATGGCGTCCTTGTCCTGGCTACCGTCTACACGGCTGCGCAGTTCGGCGTTCTCGCGCTGCAAGCGCTCCAGATTTCGTCGATAGCGGTCCTGACGAGAGGCACGCCGAGGCTTGTCTTCATCGCCATCGTCGTCTTTCTCGCCTTTTTCGCCCTTGTCAGATTCCTTGCCGGAACCTTCGTCTTTCTCCGTCTCTTCTTCGGCATCGGCCTGGGTGCTTTCATCACCCGCGACCTGATCCTGTGACGTTTCGACCTGTTCGGCTTGCCCTGCCTCATGTTCGGCGGCTGGCGCGACAGTCTTCTCGCCTTCCTCTGCCATGTGGTGCTCACGAAAAAGCCGCCCGAAGGCGGCGCGGTCATCGAAGCGGCTGCCACCTCATGCGGCGGCCTGCTCGAAGCTCTCAGGCGTTTGGAACGCCATCAAAAGAAAAGCCGCCCGGAGGCGGCTGATTGTCCATCGGACCCATTGGCCCAAAATCCATTGGCGGCGGCTCAGGCGGCGCTTGCTGCTGCTGTGCGACGACTTGCGCTACTTCCATCACGATATCGCGCAACTGCATCACGGCATCCGCCAATGCGTCCACACGCGGGTCTTGGCCGCCCTGCGCCTGCTGCGGCTGTTGGGGTTGCTCGGGCTGTTGCGGTTGCTGTGATTGAACGGCCGCCGCTGCATGACCAGCCATCGTGGCCTCATGGTTCATGCGCGCAATTTCAAGATCGGCTTCGATCTTCTTGTTCTCCAGCATCAACTTGCCGGTTTCGATCTGATGCTTCTGCTGCTCAAGATCGTTCGTGCGCTTGTCCTCTGCGAGCTTTGCCTGCTCTTCCGGTGAGGGCGGAGGCTGCGGGATGTTGGGCATGGGCTCGCCCGCTTCCTGCGCTTCCTGCGCTTGAATCTGCGGCGGCAGGATGAACTTCATGCGCTTGGCGATTTGATCCGCCAGCGGCCAATCCTGTTGCTTTGCCAGCAAGTCTCCGAACAGCTTTGCGCTATCAGGTCCGATTGCCTGCATGAACGTCTGCATGCCGTCGCGGGCTTCCTCACGTTTTGTCGAGAAGCTTGGCCCCATCTCAATCACGACATCGTAAGCACCGACCGTGACATCGTTCAGCGTGGCTGGGTTGCCCTGTGCATCCATCCCCGGCTTGTTGATCGCGACATGATCGATCTTGCCGTCTTCGCCAACAATGCGAACCGTGCGTTCAGTGTCATAGATATACGGGATCAGATTGACAACGATCTTGCCGACACGCCGGATCGCACGCGCGAAGTTATCGACATAGACGAACGTGCCAGTGTCGCCTTCACGCTGGCGTGCCGTGATCGCTCGCCCGCTCGTCTCATTCGAGGCGGCGCCCAATGCGGCCGGATAGATGCCCGTCACGGCGCTCATATCGCCTTGCGCGAGCGCCATCAACTCCTTCAAGCCCGTCGAGGCGACAGGCGGCTGCGAGCGCTCAGGCTTTGCCGTCCCCGCCGCTGCATCCGGCGTATAACGAAGGTACGGAAGGTTCTGATTGTTCGCGTTCTCCCAATCCTCCGGGAAATCGCGGAACTGCTTATCAGTGCCGACGAAAGGCGCTTTCGGTTGCAACGCCAGCGACTCCGTATAGGTCGAAGCCGCGTAGTTATACATCTGCTGCACAGGCTTAAGCGGGCGCACGATTCCGCGCCGGATAATCTGGCGGCCGATCCTGATTTCCTCACCCCACATCGGCACAATCGGGATATCAGGGCCTGGCCAATCAGTCGGGCCCTCAAGAACCTCCGATGCCGACATGATGTAGCGGCAAATCTTGTGGCCTTCGCGCTCCTCGAAAACGGCGCCAGCGGCCTGCGCCGCTTCAAGCTCATCCGGCTCCGCGTCGGTCAGATCGTCAATGCTGCCATTGGGATAAACCGCAAGCTGCTTCTTGACCGGCTCTTTGATCCAATATTCAGCCACACGAACGTAATCGTCCGATGTCCAATCCGTGAAGCATGTCGGCGCATTCGGAATCGAAGCTTCGCCTGCGTCAGGATACTTCGCCTTGAACGCCGCGCGGCTCATATCGACGGGAACGGTGCAATGCTTCGCATCCTCTCGCGTCGGCAAAACCGAGTCCGCGTCCCACACCACAGCAACGCCGTCCTCAACGGCGGAAATGCGAATTTCCTGATTGAACGTCTCTTGCGAGGCGTATTCCGTCGAGACGCGTAGATGCCCGACCCCGCAAGCCACTTGGCTATCAGCCGCTGCGAAGTAGCCGCCCTGCGCGTCTGATCGCTGCTCGATGTAGCGAATCATGCCGGGCATGACCTTGCCCGCAACGTCCTGGCTGGCCAGATCGTCAACAGGGACAACTTTGATCGCCGGGCGCATCTGCCGAATGTCGCCAGTCACCTGGCGCACGAACTGCGATGTCTTGTCGATCGTCAGAGCAGGCCGATTGATCCCGCGCGCCTTTTTGTCCTGCTCGTCCCACTGGTCCGTCGCGGCACGGAATTTCAGATCATCGTAAGCCGCGATGATATTCTGTTCTTCCTTGTTGTAATCCCGCTCATAATTGCGGATGAAGACGGCGTGAATGTCTTCATCTTCGCTCTCAGGCTTTTTCTGCTCAGCCTCGACGGGATCGGGCTGCTTGGCCTTCTTCGGCTTTGCCATCACATGCCCATCCAACTACCGGAATGAACGCGCCGTGTTCGCATGGCCCGCTCAACTTGCGGGGCCTCATACGTCACGGCCATCAATCCGAATGCATCCGCGCCGTGGCTTGACCAATCATGATTTGGCCCAAGCCCGACGTTCCGATCATCGTCGCTTTTCTTCTCGTGATACCAGCCGAGCGCGTCGCGTCCCGCTTCCGTCGTCGTCGCATTGAACCACACGGACGGGAAGATGCGCCGCGCTGCCTCTATCCTCATCTTGGCCGCGCCCTTGCCTTGATTGGGCACAACCGTCACTTCAAAGCCCGCTTCTGTCAGCGCAGACTCGTATGAAACGTCATAAACCTTGTCGTTGCTGCTTCCGTCATGCGGAAGCACACACAAGGCCTTCTCGTAGCCGTTGTCCCGCAACCATTGCACGTGCGACGCAAGCGGCTGGCCAACAGCCTCATAATAATCCAGAACGCGAACCTCGCGCCCGACGAACTGGCAAATCCAGATCGCGCAGGCGTCGGCCTTAGCTCCGGTGCCGCCGATGTCCCAGACGGCGCGAATCGTCATCAATGGATCGCGTGAGACATTTCCGATACGGCCATCAGCCTTGGCCTTGACCAAGGCAGCCGCGTAGTAAGCGCCCTCAACCACGCTCACAAAATCGCCTTCCCAGACGTGCTCATATTGCTCGGGCCGCTTTGCCTGATCCTCGAGCCGCGTCTTGTTCAGAATGTCCGGGAACCAAGGATTGTCTCGCCAGTTCATCTGAACGATCTTCGCGCTGTCAGGCGGATCAACACGAAACCGCTTGTGCGTCGCGCTGTTCTTGCGCTCTGGGTTCCACGTCACCCAGATTTCAGCGTTTTCCTCACGAACCGTGGGGATCGCTTTCATCCAGGCCGTCTCTGAGACAGGCTCCGCTTCGTCCACCCACATCAACCGAATGCGGGCCTTGGATTTGATGCTGTCGAGATTGTGCCGCAAGCCGATGAAAGCGAACTCGATCCGCTTATCAGCCGTCCGAATGTACTTCTCGCCGACATCATAATGCCGCGCCAACCAGGGCTCCGACGCAATCGCCGCCTTGACCTCAGCCATTGAGCTTTCATCGAGGCTGTTCATGAACTCGCGTCCACAAACAATCACGCCTGGCTCGTTGGCCTGTGCCAGCCGATATCCATGGACGGCCGCCATTTTGGCGAAGGTGCGCGTTTTGGCAGAACCGCGTCCGCCATACGCTCCCCGGTACATCGCGTCCCCTGAAAAGACAGGGATGAGCTTTGGCGGCAGTTCAATCCGCGCTGTTGACATCAGGAGCGACTAATTCGATCCGCGTTACGACGGGGCCGCCGTCAGGGCCTGTGTGCTCCTGCGTGATCTTCTCGCCGTACTTCTTGGGCGCGAGCTTCGACATCAGCCACTTACGGCTATCAACGCGAAGCCGGGATCGTGCGACCACATCATGGTTCGTGCGCTCGTTGCCGTCCTCGTCTGTGTAGGTGTCATTCCTGCCGTCGTCGGCAATCTCAAGGATTTCCTCGGCTAAAGCTTCCGTCTGTGCCTCGCGCGCGCGGGCGTATTGCTCCGAGAAGGATTTGAAATCGACCAGCCACTTGAACACAGTCGATTGC